TAATGTTTCAATTCTTGTCATTGCTTCTTGTAATGATTTTACTAATAGTGGAACAAGTTTAGATTGGTCTATGCCTTGCATTACTGCATTTCCATCACTATCTACTTCGTCTTTAGTTCCAGTGACAGCTTCTGGGACAACCGCCTGTGCTTCATGGGCTATGAAGCCATCAATTGTTGTGTCTTTATTTACTTTAAAATTAAATCTACTTGGCTTGAGTTGTTTTAGCCTAGTTGTTGCATCCCAATCTGTAACTATGTTTTCTTTTAACCTGTAGTCTGAGGAAGTATTAAAGGATGTTGCTGAAGAAGTGTATTGAATTGTTCCAACACCTGAACTACCATACAAAAATGTTATAGCTGTTTCAGTACCAGACCCACTAATCTTTTGAATTACCATATTAGTTACATTATCAGCAGTTGCATTATGAATTAACCCACTTGAAGTAACAGATAATCCTGTTGCAGAGTTACCAGAATTGTCAATATTCATATCTGAATTTGCTAAACGAATATTACCAGAGCTATCCATACGCATACGTTCTGTACCACTGTCAGTTGGATCATTAGCAGAAGCACCAGTTTTAAAAACAAAACCACCAGTGTCAGCACCAAAATTTAACCCATTAGCATCACAAGCTATGCCAGCACTTGCTACACTTGTAGCTGTAATTAATATTGTTCCGCTTGTGCTACCGTCAGCGGCTTCAATCGTTAACCCTGCACTTGGGGAGCTTGTGCCAATTCCCACAAGACCTGACGATAAGATACGCATTCTTTCTGCACTGTTAGTATTAAAACTTACATCCTTTGCACCAACAGACGAAACTGTAAAAGTATTAACGTCATTAAGAAATAATTCACCTACTAACGTTCCATCTTTTTCAAAGTCAAGAATACCTCCATTTGTAGCGTGATTTAAAGTTAGTGCGGTATAACCAGAATAAGCATTAGGTGTTCCACCAATCCCCACATTACCATCCGACGAGATACGCATTCTTTCTGCTAAAGTTCCTGCACCTCTCGTTCTAAAAGCTATATCGCCATCTTCTGTTCCATCCGTAACATCTGTTGAAATAAAATCTATTGATTGAAATATAATTTCTTCAGAAGCACTATTCTCCCCACTAACATTTAACATACCAATGTAATCACCATCGGCAGGCGAACCAGAAAGTTTTTGTAACCTCAAGTTTGCAGGGTTGCCATCCGCATTTGTATTTATTAATCTTGCTGTTACTGAACTTGCCCCAGCATCTGAAACAACAAGGGGATCACTAAAACTAGTAGTACCAATCCCAACATTACCAGCTACAATTAAATTACCGCTGTCATTAAGTGTAACACTAGGCGTAGCACCACCACTATTATGAAAGTTTAAATCTCCATCTGCATCAATACCTATTTGCCACGTTTCTGTACCACTATTTTCTTCTAAAGATATTGCAAAATGGTTTGAATCAGATTTTACATTTACGGGTGAGTTTACAGAGGAACCTTGATAAGAACCAAAATCTGTTATCCCTGAAACATTTAATGTGCTTGCCATATCCACAGCACCATCAATGTCCACTACGTCTAAATTTGCAGTACCCTCAACGTCTATGTTACCTGAAATATCTAGTGAGGCGAATACAGATGTACCTGTGCCTGTAACAGTACCACCTACTCCTAAGTTACCAACTACCGTTACATTGGTTGTACCAGTAGGTATTTCTATTACATCTGCATCAGCGTCATTCTTAATCGTAACATCATTAGTGCTACCTTGACCTGTAAGGATCAAACCTTCTGCACTTGTGTATCCAATGGCAGCATTGTCACCTGCTGAAGTATCACCTGTTGCCTCAAGGGTAGAGCCTGTTATCACTCCAGAAGCTGTAAGCGTTGCCACTGTCGTTGTGCCTGTAAGATCCAAATCTACTAAAGCGTCAGTAACCGCGGCTCCACTACCTGCTCCATCCAGATAAACCATTTTTACCGCACCTGTGCCAATAGTAACATTGGCTCCAGAACCTTGACTAATAATAATACTTTGTGAACCAGAAGTTGCGTTCTCAATTATATGCACCCGACTAATGGTATTTGGCCCTATTGTTATCGTACAAGTAGAATCTAATGTACCCGTGTACTTAATATACATAGCCCTAGCTGCGTCTGCCGCTCCGTCAGCAACGGTTGAAGTGTGCGTATCCGCATTAGTTGTTATTGCTTCAGTTCCAAAGCTAAGAGCCTCTGCTATTAGCTCCAAATTAGTATTCGTTGTATCTCCCCACGTTCCCGATTGTTCCCCTGAACCAATCTCTTCTAATCTTAAATCATTTGTATATACACTTGCCATTTAATTATCCTCACGCTGCTTTATCTATCCAAGAAGGATCTTGGTTTGGAGTTGTTGTACTATAACTAGGCGATTGATTAGGCGTAATAGTAGCATAACTTGGCACCTGATTCGGTATTATTTCTCCCCAAGTCGGTAAAATAGTTTCGGTCACTCTTCCAATAGCCGTGGTTCCTACCACACCTGTAACAGAAACATTCGCTAAACCAGTAATAGTTACAGTGCCTACGGCACTCGTCCCTTGTACACCATTTAATGTCTCAAAGGTATTACCTATAGCGCTAGTGCCCGCTACCCCCGTAACAGAAACACTAGCATCTCCTGTAGTGGTGACAGAACCAACCGCAGACGTTCCCGCTACACCTGTCTGCGTTTCAAACACATTACCTAAAGCCGTAGTGCCTAACACCCCTGTTGGTGATATATTGGCCTCACCCGTTACCGTAGACGAACCAATGGCAGATGTACCCGCGATACCGCTAACAGATACATTAGCCTCCCCCGTAACCGTCGTAGCTCCTACGGCAGATGTACCTGCCACACCCGTAACAGAAACATTAGCATCTCCTGTAACCGTCGTAGCTCCTACCGAACCTGTTGCGGTAACATTGTAAGCAACATTAGTATTCCACGTCCCTGCGTTCCACGAAGTTAAAGAACTATTCCATCCTTGAAATGCAGCGACATTATTAATCGACATTAAGCAATCCTTATAATCGCATTACTGGCATCAGCCGTAGGAAACACAATAGTAAAATCACCACTACTAGCTGCCTTATCCGCACCAAAATCTAAAACCGCTACAGAAGGATCTCCTGTGGCTGTATCATTAAATATTAAAGCACCTCTAACACTACTAATCGTAACATTACTGAATACCTCATCTGCAAAATCTACTAAAGCTGTTGTACCACTAGCCGTAGGCGTAACAGGGTTAAGAGCTTGCCCTTTTGCAGTGTAGTTAGTACCACTTATTTCATTGCTTGAGGTATACGCTGTTGTAGCTGCTGTAAAAGAAGCACTATTGTCATAGAGTGCTACATTAAACGTGTTTCCTGTAGTTGCTGTAAAATTATGAACACCTTTTAAAAGCTCTGTTTTAAAAGAAGTACACAAAAAATTTCCCGTAAAAGCCATTACATTCTCCTTATATATTCTGCTAGTTTTTCATTTCCTGAATCTTTTATCGCATTATATACCGTGGTTCTATCACTCTTGATAGCCTGTACCATATAAATTGCAATAATTTTCTCCATTTCTGCACGATACGCATTAGCTTGCTCTCTTATTGCGGGATGCGCGGTTTCAGATACACCAATTATTTTATTAACGCATCTTTTCGCTACTTCTTCGGGAGTTTGACCTCTATTATTAGTTGTTTGTATTTCAACCGAAAAATTATTGCTCATCCCTAAAGCTTCTGTAAACATTATGTTCTAGCCTTTCTAATCTCACCCATTACATACTCATCCATAACTTCCTGTGCTTCCCCAAGATTCTTTAATCTACCTAAAGCTTCCATAAATCGGGTGCTATACATATTCATTACAGCCGGATCGCCTTTCATATATACATAACACTCCACTAATGACCCATAAAGCATGGCTAACTCCGCATTAGTGCTTAACCATGATTCTGTTGTATCTGAAGTAAAAGATGTTAGCGTCGTAGAAGCCCCAGAAGTACCCCCTGTAATTGTTTCTGTAGCAGTAAAAGCATTCAAAGGTACGATAACCGACATTGTTGTGCTAGAAGGTTTTGCAGTAATTTTAGCGGTGGAACCTGAAGTACCCCCTGTAACAGTCTCGCCAACCGTGAAAGAAGCACTACTGCTTACCGTAAACGTAATAGTGCTTTCGGATAGGCTTGCAGGTCTGTAAAAATAACTAAGATCTACGGTGAACCCACTATTGGGCGTAGGAGCTATTACAAAGTTATCTACATCAAATTGAGCGTAATACCGTGGAACCCCTGTGGTAGCAGGATTAGGCGTAAAAGTTTGTACAAACTCTTTTTCTTTAAATTGTAGGTAACTATAACTACTGCTATTAGTGATAGTCAAAGAATTTGGTGCTAAAAAATCACTAGGACAAGCTAGGTACTGATTACTAGAAGTCATAGTGCCTGATACGTTTTTCTCAAAAACATTTAATTGTACTGTCTTTAAAATCCTTTCTTCCGCTAATCTAATAAACAAATCTAAATTGTTCACAAAACTTGTTTCATTGTTTTCTGAATAATTCTTTATAGCGTCGCGTAATGTCGTTAATGTAAAACTCATGTAGTCACCGTTACTGTCCCTACGCTTGAAACGAGAGCCTCTGTAATTTTTATCTTAGAAGGTAATTCTGCAACACCGTATGTTGCAAAGTTACCATTTCCTAAACTAACTATACCATTTGTTGTCTTAACTTGAAAGGTTGTATTTGTATCAGGAGATTCAGGTCTAGCATCTTTTAAAGCCTGAGGATCAAAAACTTTTCGGGAAGGAGATAACTGCGGTTGTTTTGCTTCAAACTCATCAAAGCCTACAATCGCTCCATTCCATTCTTTGCGTAAATCCGAATACCGATACCTAAATCCAGAACGATCCGATATTCCATACGATCTTTTTCCACTAGCATATTTTGTCATTAAGTAGTCCTAAAATATTGATATTGAGGCACAACATTAAACGAAGCTCTATCTCTATCTTCCGTCATAGCTCTTTGAAACTCTTCCTCATAGGCTGCTTTTAATAACTGTATTCTCTCAGGAGCTCTTTTCATAGAAATATAATAAGCAAGACCCGCTGCTAAACAAGGATAAAACCTAAAAGGAACGTCCATCGTGTTTATTTGAGTATCTGCGTCACTAATTCGGGTTAAAGCATCGTAACGAATTACATCCGTGCTATTCTCTGGAATAGGCCATATTTTTAAATTAGGCGTTATTTGTCTATCTAAGAAAAATTGACTTGTTCGACCTTCGGTAGTTTTATTCGGTATAGAAATAAACGTATCCCTACTTACTCTCTCTACGGAAAAGTCCGTACTCCCGCGTCTAACAACTACCGACAAAATATCTATAACATCCGCACCTAAGTCGTATTCCCCATCCGATTGAACTAAATCAAGTGTTCTCTGTTTTATAGTCCATTGATTTAAACCACGATTTGCCCATTCAGCTAACATAAGATTAAGAGAACGTCGGGCAGTTTTAAGATCATAACCTGTACGAACCTCAAGACCGCAACGCTCAAAAGCTTCTTCTATATATTCTACTACATCTAATTCAAAATCTACACTATTTGAAATCGTCATCTCATTCCTCGCTATAAATATTATCAAATATTTTAGTCACATCTAACGTATAGTCTAAGTCAGATTTTGAGTAATGTATATGTTGAGAAGGTTTAAAATCTGGAGCCCCCTCACCCATTTCAAACCAAGCCGGGTGCGTAACTCTCACACGATTATTGGGCAACGCTACAATATTTCCCGTCCACACGGCTTCCGTATCATCCGCATCCAAAGCGCCTAATAACTGCATAACGTGAGCTTGTTTATGTTGAGCGGGATCATCCGCAACATCCGTGTCGGTGTAGTCTACCGTAAACATATACTTAGCCGGAAAAAATCTTCCATCAATTTTAGCCATCCAAGGGCAAGGCGTAGCTCTGTCCAAAACATAGACCGCGTGAGTATGTGAAGGACAGTCCCAAGGTTGAGCTTCATGTACTGCCATGGCCTCAGGCCATTCCTCAAAAGTTTCATCTGCAACCAACGCTGTTATGGGCATTCTAGCCCACATTGCCCCGCCATGAACATTTGGATCACCTTCTTCATCCGCTTCACATCCCGTAAAGATTACCTGAAAACTTAAACAACGATTAGGCATTGTAGTTACCGCAATAACCATAGCATGAAGAAACTCGCCATGATACCTTTCGTGATTAACTGTATACTCCCGACGAACCCAACACTTAAAATGCGGTATGTTGCTTTGTAAGAAAGGCATTTATTTATTTTTTCCTTACTGAACCGCCACGCTTCATTTTCATAACTCCGCCTTTAGCGTAACCTTTTTTCTTCATAGGGCCACCGGCACCTCTTTTAGCAACTCCACCTTTAGCGTAGCCTTTTTTCTTCATAGGGCCACCGGCACCTCTTTTAGCAACTCCACCTTTAGCGTAGCCTTTTTTCTTCATTTTTTTCACAATACTGATCCTTTTGTTTTTTTGCGTTTACTACTTAAAACTGCTCCACATCCTCTAGCCACTACTGTCCCACGAGGAGTTTTACCTCGAAAGGGTCTTTTCGCAGTTGTCTCAGAAGGATCCCCTCCTTTAGACATATACTTAACGGTAGCAGTTTTTGTATTTTTTACAACGGTTTTCCCCTTACTCCCTTCTTTCTTTTTTTTACGCGCAGTTGAGGCTCTTTCTTCTTTTGATAAGCTTTTGGCTTTAGCCATTGGAAGACACCTGTCAGGATTTTTTTTATCCTTTGAAGTACCGCATTTACCTTTGATTTCACCATCTGTACCAATCCTTACCCAATTTTGTTTGACCCATTTCTTTAACTCTCCCATTATCGACCCTTTCTTTTACCGCCTTTTGATTTTTTAGCGTAATTAGGGTCCTTACAATACTTAGAGGCAGCTAAATTAGCATAAGCTGAAGGGTAAGTGTCAAAAGTTCTTTTTGCCCAAGCTTTTCCTTCTGGACAAATTTTACTTCCTTTTGACTTCTTTGAAGCTGCCCCTCCTTTTCTAAAGTAACTTACACCTTTAGGTATTTTACTTCTTGAAATCAACATCTCCACCTCTTTCTAGCTTGACGTAATCTACTGTTTGGATCTTTAGCAGCCTTTGGAAATTTTTTCATCTGTCCGGCTGATCTAGCGCAAAAAGATTTTCTTCTACCTTTTTCTGCTTTAGTTAAGTTTTTTTTCTTAGTTACGGCTGTTTTTAGTTTGGAACCGGGATTTTTTCTACGGTAAGCTTTTACGCCTGCTTCCGTCATCCCCGCCCCTTTTTCAGTAGCACGAAAGTTCTTTTTGTTTCTTTTTGGCATAGTAGTTTTTTTTCTTGTAGAAGACATTTAACCCTCCTAAAAAACTTTTAAAACACTAGCCATACTTTTTTCGCATATACAAAATAATAGTGTAAGTGTCTGCACTAGAATGACCCACGGTGGTAAACATGATATCTCCCGTGACTCCAGAACCTGCATTATTAGTTAATCCGCCAAAGCTAGTGTAATCGTGATGCCCACTTTGATTTTCACCTAATTCAATACAAAAAGCATCTGTGGTAGCATCAAAAAGAACTTTTACCTTCATGCCAATACACTGCCACCACATTTTTTCTATGACAACACCCGTACAAGTAAGACCGCTTGCACTATTGCTTAAAGCACTTACATCTACTTTTTTGACGGCAGCTTCGCCTGAACCATCTGAAACATTTGTAAATTTCATTACAGCAGTTTGGGGACCATCTATTAAGGTCTGTGAAGTAACTGCATCTGCCATTAATTTCTCCTAATGTATAGGTGAGGTTTTACCCCCACCTAGTTAAATTATGCAATTTGCACATACTCAATTATGAAAGTAAAAGAACCTGCTGTCGTAGCATCTACAGTATTTGTGATGTTACAAAAAATTGTTCTTTCTGTGTCTGTATACTGAACAGAAGCCGGGGCTGTTGTGCCATCCTGTGTTTGAAGAACCAAAGCCGTCACAGTTACGTTGTGAACAACAACGGTTGTACCGCCATCAAGGATTTCATCAGTCTGAGCTGCAACAATTTGTGCGCCAGAAGAGGACGTACCAACTTCATAACCAATGTCTCCTGTTCCGATAACTGGAGCAACGTCACAAAATATCTTAATGTCTGTAATGATTGTGTTTGCGGGTTGAGTAAATTCTCCAATAGTAGGACTATCTCCCGCAGTTGTATTAACAGTAACGCCCGTAGCAAAACCAACGTGCTTTACAAATTTGTTGGTTACAATACCCGTTGAAGCAATAGAAGCAACATCAGTATATGCACCAGTTGTTGCATTTTTGGAAACAACTTTAAAACCGTTTTCAGAGCGAACTGCTCCTGTAAATGTAGTATTAGCCATGTACACTCTCCTGTCTTGGCAAATGTCAACCGCATTGCACGGTTGTCAGAAGATTATCTTCTGAGGAGATTATACAGTAAAAAGTAAGAGGCGACAAGTGTCGCCTCTTATTATTTTTATTTATGCACCCGGAGTACCGAATACAGATCTCCAATCGGAAACACCGAAAGAATATCTTTCACGAGCTTTAAATCTCATGTTTCCAGTATCAAAATCCCCTTCCATAGCTGTTTTTATAGCAGCTCTGTTAAACATTTTGAAACCGTTTGGAGCATCAGTCTTAATGAAGAAAGCATCTGTGTCCGTCAAAAAGTGGTTAACGACGGCACCTTCAGGAAGCATACCCATGCTTCTGTTGGCGTTAATATCGTTATCCGCTGTTCCTGAACGTAGATTAGAGTTCATTACTCTCTCTGCAATAAACTGCAATTCTTTTGGAATAATTAACTTCATTCCTCTAACTGCAATTTTAAGTCCTCTTTCATCAGTAAAACCTGCAATATCTATTAACATCTGCTCTAATGAAGTCTCATTAAGATCTGCCGCAGTTGCTAAAAGGTTAGTTTGGTTTCCTGATAAGGAAGGATGCGCGGTAGAGCATAAAGCTACTCCGTCACCTATTGCACTAGCTCCCGCAGTAAAAGCATTATTCAAAATAGCTGCTGCTTTTATTTGCTTTGTTTGAGCCATAGAGCGAGCTAACGCTTTCGTATAACGAGAAGCTAGACGATCATAAAGATTATCTTCAATAGCCTCTTCTGTTATAGAGAACGCTAAAGCAATAGTCTCATGCGTATACCTAGCTGTGTAGGCTTCTTGTGCATCATCGAAACTAATTGCTCCACCCTCTGACTTTACAGGTGCAGTCGAAAAGCCACCAAGCATCACTTCTTCTTCAAAAGCTCTGTCTGATGATTCTTCTTCAAAGATTTCAGCATGCTCGTTTTCATAACGATCATACTCTAGTCCAAACAAGGCGTTAAGGCCCGGTTCAAGCTCTTTCGCTAATTGTGCGCGAGTTATAGCCATATTTTAAGCTCCTTATACGCCAGTTGTAGAAACAGTGGCAGCAGCAATGGAGCCAGTAGGCGCATTGAAGTGGTTGTTTATACGAACAATTAATGGAATACCAGCAGCCGTGAAATCAGAATTAGCAGG